CCCATAGACGCGCACCTTACCATACATGGACTTAATGTCCCGCATGGTGAGAGGCCTGCTAAGCGCCTGCTCTATCCCTAAGAAAACGACGGTCGTGAAGACCATCGCCTCGAAGGGGAAGCAGAGCGCCGAACCCATAGACGCGAACTTGGCCAGCGGGATTACTCCATGGCCAGGCACATCAGCCTTCCGGCTCCTTGTGGCGTCAACAGCTTCCCTAAGGATGCTGTTTCTGCTAAGAAGGAGACGTACATGCTGGTTCGAAACTCTATCAGAAGCCTCACTGAGATCCAGTGTGGCGAGAGTTCCCGTGAGGGAGCCCTCTTTCGCGAGCCGTTGGTTTGGCTCTTGAAATTCGAAATCGATGAAGTTCCTAGAGTTGTCATGTCTAGGAATCTCATCCACGATAGCCGCGAGAATTCCCTGCTGCATGTACTGCATACAGGTAGGCTCGATGGCGATAATTCGTGGAGTTTTGAGCGTCTTGCGTACGGTGACAACCCTAACGGGTATCTCGTCCGCAGGTTCGAGGATCGTGACGTTGTCCGTCCTTTGAAGAAAGGACTCAGACGGGATGAGATTTTCCCAGTGAGGGAAGACTTCTTCCAATCTGCGGGTCCACGTGAGCTGGTTATACTTCGCGTTGCCGCGAAGTTTATCAGCAGTGCTTCCCGGACCATGCTTCGGAATGACGCCTTGGTCGTAGATTCGAGAATCTATCGCGCCAAGGAGGTCACGCCAGAGCAGCTGACTGACCCTAGTGAAATCTCGGAGGTAATCTCTTTCCGAAGAAATCAACTTTAGGTCAACAGAACGTACGTCCTGCTCACACTGGATGAACCGCGTAATGGCTGCATCACGCCTTTTGGGCGTGCAGTCACGCTTCATCTTGCCGAACATCAGAGTTATCTGACGTACAGCGCGAATAGCGTTAACGTTGGGCTCAGGCAGTAGCAGACCGCTACTTCCGTCGAACACAAGACCAATGAAACCTCCCATAAAACGGGGGAGACATCCATGCTGACTCGTTTTTGCAAACGATTTAAACATGGCGTGGTCGATGAACCCCTGCTCCAGACCTCTTTCGAAGTCAGAGCAGAAGTTCGGTAGGGTAATCGTCAGAAACGATGACCCCTCGTGTTCGTAACGTGCCAGGATGGTTTTGCCATCTTGGCTGGTGCTTGTGTCGCATCTCACGCCCAGTTCTTCGAGCGTGACCAATTGGAGCGCGATTAGGCTTTTCAAGCGTCCCCTTCCTTGCGGATAGGTGGTGCTTCCTTAGCCAGAGGCTCTCCATAGCCAGCAGAACGATGAGTATATCGTTTACCCACGGATGGGTGAACTCCATACTCTAGTTCTGCCCACCCAAAATCTGGGTGACCATCGCTCCCGAAGAGGCTGCAAGCTGGGCGGCAAAGCCGTCCCAAGCAGCCTTGATCTCAGCGACCGTGTAACCGTTGACGGGAACATCCCACACGACTGTCATTGAGGCAGTCGAGCGAGTGTTCGCGGACGGCAACAGAGGATCGGCTGAGATTTTGGAGATGTTCAGACGCGCTGCGCGGCGAACCCGCTTGCCATAGGCATGCGAGATCACTTCGCTGGTGGTAGTATCGGCACTTGTAAAAGTGCCAGTACTCGGTCCCGTACCAGTCTTTGGTAGACTGATCGCGGTTCCGCTGATCGTGATGGATTGTGGGTCGGAAAGCATGGCAACGCCCTAACTGGGTTGTACGTGCAGATCCACGGTTGTGAATCTGGCGTGTGCTTAAAGCACACGACTCCCAGAGCCTCCGGATAATCCGAGAGCTCCAAGTATGGCCTTCTGGCGGATTGTCAAATCCGCATCAGAAATGCCGAAACCGTAGGGTGATGCCCTATGACGAACCTTATGAACGTACGAAACGTCCATTCGGAGCGTCGCCGGTGCTGTTGCCCCTGGACGAGGGGTCAGTCCGGTTTTAAGGTATGTACGGTTTGCGCGTGTTTCGCACATGACATAACCGTACTTCATCACGAGCTCGTCCGAATCTAGTGCGACGACATTGGATATGAACGTTCCAGTGTCGCTGTACCAGTCGGCGAGCCAGGAGAAGGGTGAGAGTTCCCAGAATGTGTCCGCGCTAAAGCGCGTACCCAAGAGGTAGTTAGCCTCTTGCTCGTACCTATCAAGGCGATCGAGGATAGAATGCCCCTCGTTCACGTAGTAGGTAAAAGCACCTGAGAACCATACGTCAGTTTGAACAACATCAGTGACTGACGTTACACCCAACTGTACATTCGGGACCCAGAAGAGATCTTGCACGGACTGTCCAAAGAAACTCCCAATTACGGGGTTCGAGAACGGTCCGGCAACTTCTGTGACCGAAGATACAGTAGGAAGCGAGCGGCGACGCCTGACTTGTTGTCGGGCGTTCCGTTTGTACTGCTTCAGGAGTGATCCTGCATGCAGTACGGACCTAGACAGCTTCTGCAAATCCGACCATGTCGGTAACAGACC